CAAATTGGTCAATCTTTAATGTACGATTTGGCCAATAGATATAATCTTTATCTGGATTTGCTTTTAAGTTATTTAAAAGCGGTACAACTGCTTCATGCAGTTTTTTTACTTTTGCTTGTAGTTTTGCCACCTCTTCTGTTGATGATGTTGCAGTCTGTGCTAATTGTTGTACTGCTTCTAGTTCATTTTCATCTACAGCGGTGAAACCAAAATCGAAATCACTCATGGTCGATTACCTTTATATCTTTTGTGTCACCTTGAAGTAACTTTTGCAACTCTGCGGTTGATCCAACAAATAATGCGTTTGTTACATTTGTAGGTGCATCTTCTTTATCTACTTTTTTTAAGTCTTTCATATTTTTTTGAAGTCTCATCAAGTCTTGAGTTACATCACTAACTGTTTTAATTAACTGTCCAGCAACCTCATATGAACGAGGATTCTCTGCTTCTCTTGCAAGTTGTAGAATTCCTTCTATTGCAGTATTACCCTTTTCTATAAGTAAGTGAAAATTTTGTCTCGCCACCTCATAATCGGCATCGGCATCAGATAAATCTAGACTAGGTGCATCGACATGGGTTGAGGGTAAGTGTTTAGTATCGCTTTCTATTATTTCTCCGGCAACATCAAACAAGTCATTTAGTTTTGTATTCACTTTATCATTCATATTATTATCTCTACTGTTGAGTAAATCCGCTTACTTTTTTCAACGTAATGGTTACTGTTCCATCTTCAATCGTAACTCTGATATCTTTTCCTGGTTCTGCGGATAACCCTAATTGACCTGTGTTAACAATTGAACCAACACCTGGACCACTAAATGAAAAAACTGGAGTTGTATTTGGGGTGGTCACACGTTCTATCAAAACGTCACCAACATTATTATCATAGTCAATTTGAAGAATAATACACTCTGGGTCTACTGCAGTTTCATCTCTACCTAGAGAGTCCACATCTAAGTCAAAGTCTACTGTTCCAACTGTAAAATCTCCAGAAACTGTGAATGTTGCTCTAGTTGCAGATGTGTTTAAAATAGTTTTAGTTGCCATTATTTAAAATCCTATGTCTGTGGATCATCTGTCCACACTTCACTAAATCCAAAGTCATCATCTGCTTCTGCAGATGTTGGGTTAGGTGTTGCTTCATATCTAGTATTTACTAGAGTTGCTGTAGGGGCGTCAAGATAATTATCAATTTTAACTTTCTTAATAACTCCTTGCTCATATACAGGTCCATAAAAATTAACTTTAGTTGTAAATGATAAAGTATATATGATACTTCTACGAGTAGCAAAATCTCCCTCATAATCATCCTCATATGTAAGTGAGTCCATAATTAAAGGAAAGTCATCTTTAATACCCATTTCAGGAACAGCATTAATAGTTAATGTAAATGCTGGTGTGAAAAAAGGAATAATTTGCTCAACAATCTGTAAAGCATCTTCTTGATTTTTTGCCATCACAAATAGTGAAAAATTAATATTATATGGAACAGAAAAGTATTGTTTTTTCAATCCATTTGTTACGGAATCGTCTACTTTTTTAAGTACATTTAATTTATTAACCTTACGTTGGGAATCATAGTTAAATCCTGTAATCTCAAATCCCATTCTAGGAAGAGTTAACTGTATAGGTGAGTTTCCTGTTGGGTCTTCATACAGTCTTGCTAAGAACTTTGCTTTAGGTCCATATGCTAAAGGCACCCGCATTGACTGTAATGCAGTTCCACTTGAATCCGGTCTTCTTACATGTATATCATTAAACACACTACCAAACGCAACAACAGTTCGTCTAATAGTCTCATGATAAAAGTGTGATTGTCCTAACATTATCTTTGTACCTCACCAAATGGGTTTGAAACACTAAAGTCAATAATATCATCAGCAGATAATCCAAAATCATAATTTTGTGAACTAGGCACAATTGTTGCTAAGTTATAATCTTCTTTAATGAGTTTAAATCCGTCTTCAAGTAGTATAGAACCTGATGCATCTTCAAGTCTCAATTCATATTCAAATGCATTTGAACTATATGTAGTTTCAATTGCGTCAATCGCGGCAACACCTGTGTCGAGTGCTTCGTTACTATAAACGAATTGTTCTACATCTAATCTATATGTGTATATTTGATTTAACTGATAGAATATATTTTCATGTTCAACAAACTTAATTTCAAACAAACTATTTGTCAATGGAAACCATAGCAAGTCTCCTTCATTAGGACGACCTTCTACAATCAAAGATGCGTTATTATCTACCTCTGTCGTCCATCGCGACTTAACAACAACAAAACTAGCACGGTCACGAATTTCAACACCAAACTTAGATAAGAAGTCACCTTCACCCTCAAACCCATCCACAGACTGTAAATACATTTCAATTGGATGTGCCGATGTAAATTTTGATAATCCATCTTCTGTAAAGATAGTATCTTCATTAACAAGTGTGCGCGGAATATAGTGAACATCGAAACCATATATTTTAATCGCCTCTGTATAGAGACTTTCAATTAAAGTTTGCTCTGTTGAATAACCTGTACTATCTAATCCGCCGCCTTGGTCGAAATACGCATTAAGTGCCATATTGTTATCCTGTCATAAAGTCTACTGGTAACTCATATCTCAAAGACATTTCTTCTTCAATCTTTTCGATTTCGGTTTGTGCTTCTTGCATGATACGAACACCATCAAGTGTAACGCCTCCGGGCATTTGCACACCAGCAAACTTACTTAAATTATTACCCCATTGTAATTTAATTAGCGCGGTTAAATATTTTTTAAGAAACATATCATTATAAACATCATTATATGTTGTTGGGTCTAGAATTCTATATGCTTCAAAAATAATATACTGGTCTGGTAGAATTTGTTGTTCCCAATCCATATCAACATAAATTCTATCTGTATGTCTATTAAATCTAACTGATTGCTGTCCAACCAACATCTCATTCAATAATGAAATATGATTTTGTATCATGTTATAGTATATTACAGAAGTTGACGCAAAGTCAAAAACTTCATTTAACCGCAATTGATAACGAACATCAAACATATCTAATGAAGATGCATTACCAAATGGAAATACTCTAACCACTCCGGTGATAGCATCAGTTACAGGAACATAACCATTCTTCATATCACCAGCAACAATTGTAGTAACTGTGTCTGTTGCGCCTGATACTGCACCTGTAATTGTCTCTGCAGGTGTATAGTCACCAAGTTCATATCTTACACGAATTGTGGTTGCTGTAGGTTTATCAAAAACAAATGATGTTGCGCCGCTAGTTGAACCGGTTAATTTTTCATTTGCTGAAAACTGTGCGCTGTTAGACACAGTAAGAGTGGTGGCGGTTACTTTATGCTTTAAATAAGTCTTTTCTACACCGTCAAAATGATATTCCTGAAAGAACTGAAGTGCTTCATCAGTTCTATCATCAATCTGGTCTGTTGACACATTAATGTCAATGACACCCTTACCTAAACGGCGCAGTGCATATTCTTGTAAGTCGCTTCTGCTTGCTGGATTTGCCATAAAAAAATCTCCAAGGTATTTATGTTCTAATAGTATTTATACCTTGGAGATTATTGAGTTTTATTATTATGGTGTTTTTATTATTGTCTAGACTAGAATACACTCAACTTGACCGTGTTCATCGTTAGTTGTTGTAATCGCCAGTGCTTTAACATCCTGAAATGCCGCGCCGTTGTTTGTTGTTAACTTACCTTTAGATGAACTTAACACAAGAGTATCACCCTTGGCAACCACTCCTCTAGTATTAACAATGCATCTACCTTTAAGTGCGACATATGGATTTGAACTTCTATCTAAAGCATATATAACACCAATTGCTTTGTTGTCCGATGAACCTGTTGTAATTGCTAACTCATAGTTACCTGAGGTTGCTAATCCAACTACTGTACCAACAGATAGCAGATTATTGGGGTCTACCGTAAACCTTTCGGCAAAGTCACTAACTTGACGTTCTAGAACTAATCTACCGTTTCTTAATGGCATAGTTTTACTCTCCTATTACTTTTTTATTTATATATCTATTTATTCATCTTCGGCATTTGACTTTGATAATTTTTCTTTTAATTCATCAACGTCTTCAAGTGTAGGAGTAATAAAGACATGATTATCTCCTCCAAGATGCTCTCCAACTTTTCTTTTTGCTCTTTTAGCAAGAATTTTCTCTGCTTGTTCTGATAGTGATAGTGAGGTTGCAAGTGGTTCAGCATCTTCACTTTGAACACCTGGAGAAAATGCTAATTTTCTTAATTCTTCTTCATCAATGTCTCGCAAAATGTCAGCAGGACTATTAGGATATACTCTTAAATAATCTTCCGATTGAACCATCCAATGTTTGTTTTCTGGTTTCGGAAAACGCTTTTTAACAGCAAGTCTTCGTGCTTGAAGTGCATCAATACCTTCTCTATTACCTTCAACAATATATTCCCACATCGCACGAACCATCTGTGGTTCTGTTGGGTAAAACTGCCTACGCATTTTTATATATGCTTCTTGGTCTAGAATATCTTGTACAAAAGGAATCATCTTTTGTAACTCTGCTTTTGTAGGTTTAGGAAGAGGATTATCATCATCCCACTCAAGTTGCTCATATAAAGCGGCATCCCATGTGTTAGGATTTCTATCATCAAAAGTTTTTGCTTGGTTATCTTTTCTGGTACCTCGCATTGTCCATTCACAGTTTGGATAAAGAACTCCTAATAATGTTGCCAAATCTCCAGCATTTCTTCGTGTTTTAAAATACTCGGCAACTCTATCATTTTCAGCATTGGTGAGACCAACTCCCATACCATACTTTTCTGCTAACGCATCAATTTCTTCTCTCGTAGCAGGTCCTTTACGTCTAAGTTCTTCCAAAGACTGTGGACCACTTCTCTTCATAACGGCGTTTGGAATTGTATCTGACATTATTTAATACTCCTATAATATACTTAAATGTTATTTAGTTCAGCGTACCTGACAATCCAGCATTGTCGGCACCCATTTCTTTCGCAATCAAAAATCCTTCACTCATGTGTACACTCTTCGAATTACTATCTACACATCTAAAACGAATTTCTATTTCCTGTTTATTTGTATTTCCTGGTTGATGACAATGCACTAATCCTACATTTTGTATTTTATCGGCAAAGGATGCGTACTGCACACCTGCAGTTACCCTATCATGTTCACCACCATGTACCGAATAAGCATTTCCACTTCCTTGACCACCAAGAAGTTGACTTTCTACATATTCTTGTTCTCCATTAATATATAGTGCAAATTCATACTGGTCATCATCACCAGTAGACCCTTGTCTTATATTTGCAGAAAACGTAACTTCTAATATTGAATCCCCAACCAATGGTGTAAGTTCTAGAACTTCACCATGTCGAGTAAACCCTTGTGTATTTGAAGTTAAGGAAGAATCCGATAAATCTATATATTTATATTGAAGTAGTAGACTACCTTTAATAGACTTTTTAGTAATTTTTGTTAATGGCACAGTACACCTCAATCATAATTAGTTCTGCGATCCTGAGTTAACTCCCATAGACAGTTCTTTTACAATTAAGAACCCCTCACGAACATACAACTGCCAACTGTTATTATCCATACATCTTCCTCTAACATCAACTACTTGTGCATTAGTATTTCCTGGCGTGTGGTTATGTACCCACCCCATACTTTGCTTTGTGTCTCTAAATGTAGAGTGAAAAATATTAGCATAAACCCTATCATGCTCACCACCATGTTGAGTAAACGCATTACCTCCAGTTGGACCACCACCTAGTTGTGTGTGTTCATATTCTTCAATACCGTTGACAAACAAAGAAACAGCATATTGAGTATCCGAACCTGTCTGGTCGTGTTCATATGATGCTGAGAACGTACACTCAAGAATTGAGTCCCCATACTGAGGTGTCATAGTGATTGCGCTTCCAACCACTTGATATGTTTGTGTACTAGATGTGATACTAGTGTCACTCAAATCAGCATATTTAAACTGAACTAAGAGAGACCCATGTACGATATGTTTTGTTACTTTAGTTAGTGCCATTGTTTTACCTCTCTTATGTCAAATCGTGATGATTGCCGGCAATCTCAGAAATAGTTACATAACCATCTTGACATTGAATACTATATTGTCCACTATCAGAACTCATCATAATCTCAACTACTTGTGGATTCGTAGTTCCTGGAGCGTGAATATGGTTCACATATACACCAGTTCCAAAATTTGAATGATGAAACTCTTGTCTGACATTATGTTGCGAAAATCTAGGATTATAGAAATGAAATGTACCAACACTAGTTGCGCCTCTACCCATCGTACCTTCTTGAACATACTCATCAGTTCCATTAACACGAACTGCTAAGTTTCCATATCTGTTGGATCCGGAGATGTTTGATCCGGTAAACATACTTCCAGTAAACACAATTTCCAAATGGGAATCAGCATATTGTGGAGTAAAGGTTACCGCTTCACCCCATCTAGTATAAGAACTACTACTACTAGTTAAATCTGATAAGTCTTTACCATAGTGTGCAATCAGTTGCGATCCGAACACAATATGTTTTGTTACTTTAGTTAATGCCATGTTTATTACCCTTTGATGTCTTTTCTATACATATTTATATATATCTTTCTTTAAGTGTTCGGTGTGAAAGCACTTACGTCAAGTTCGGTGATAGTCATATAACCGTCCTTAAATTGTAAATTGTGCTGATTATTATCAGCACTCACTTGAATTGCAACAGTAATTAAGTTATTGTGACCTGGCGCCATAATGTGATTTAAATATAATCCGGTAGCAAAGTTTGACATATTAAATTGCTGTCTAACATTATGTTGAGAAAATCTTGGATTGTAAAAGTATCTTTCTCCACTTAATGTTCCTCTTCCACCAATTATACCATTCATCAAGTATTCTGAAGTACCATCAATAACTAATTGCATATTACCATTTCTAGCAGTTTCAGTCATGGCATTTTCTGCGTATACACTTCCAGTAAACACACACTCTAAATGGGAATCACGCTCAACTGGTTGAAAGGTTGTGTTATCCCATTCGGTCCATACTGAAGTACCACAACTAACATCAGAAAAATCGCAACCATAATGTTGGACTAATGTTGTTCCAAATATGCTTTTATTACTAATTTTCTTTAACGCCATTATATAAATTCCAATTTTAAAATCATTTAGTTTACGAAATTATTACCAGGAGTTCCGGAGGTAATTCCAGCGGCAACTTCTTTTGCACAGAAAAATCCATCATAACAATATGTAGTACCATTGTTTGTATTATTTTTAGACATTTGAATTTTCATAGTTTGTAAGTTTGTTGATCCTGGTAAATGTCTATGGAACATAGATACGGAATCACCTTCTCGTTGTCCAAACTGAGTGTATGAGAATGAGTATGAACCAGGACCACTAACATTAACGATAGTATATTCATTAGTGCCGTTGATATCCAAATACATTGTTGCTTCAGCGGAATCAGGATGTGTTGGTGTTGCAACAACACCACTAAAATGACACTCTAAGATACTATCAGCGTATTGTGGAGTTAGCGTAATACTGTCCCAGTCATTTTCAGTGCTGGTATTATTAAAGTTCATATCCGCAAAGTCTTTATATCGAACTTGAACAATAGTTGCTCCATGTACAATATGTTTAGTTAGTTTTGTTAATGCCATTTTGGTTCCCTTTTATATAAATCTAACAACTTCAATGGTATTTCCATCATTAGGAATTGCAGTCAAATATAATTTGTTACCTATAATAACATATTCATGTTGACCTTTCAATTCACCATCTAAAAATACTAGAAGTTTTTGTTCGTTATATGTGTCTTGTACAGTTCCATAAGAATGCTTCTCGAAAACAAGTTCCCCCAAATCGAAAATTTGTCTAATACCATCACATACGATTGTTAATTTTTTGGTTTCTAAGTTAGTGTCTGATGATACACCAGCATAAGTTGTAATATCGAATATACCAATAACTTCAACAAATGCATCACTTGTAGGTGCGGTGTTAAATGTTAGATTTGTTCCAGTCAATGCATATTCATTATCTCTATACATTCTACCATTCACATATACTAAAATACCAAAATCATCTGGAGTTGTCGTAGACGTAAATGGTAATGTATAATTGACACTAGTACCATCACCTCTAAACATTGCTTTTCTTCTATTCGTTGCGGCAACTTCAGAACACTTCAAAACTTTTACATTAATTATAGAACCAAACTGAGGTGCTTCATCAAAGAAACAAATCTTGTTATTATTTACAAAATATGCTTTGTCTTGCTGTAATACACCATCAATATAGATGATTACAGAGGATTCGCTGTCTGGATGTAATTCAATAGTTCCGGTTGCTCTATCGTATAGACGAATAAACTTATGGTCACCAACACCAGTTGCAGGATTTCCTGTCATATCAATTTGTAAAGCATCTTGACATGTGGAATCAAGTCCAGTGAAGAAAATTAGTTCAACAACAACTGGCGCGCCTGTAACAGCATCATCTGAATGACCGGCAGTCCCACCTATAGTTAAAGTATCTGTGGTTAATGCCCAACTATCTCTGTCCTGAA